GGCAACCCAAACTCAAGAAAAGCCAGATTCTTGGACTATGGAAGATTCAACTGGTAAAAGAGCAACATTTAATTCATTTGATGCAGACAACATGGATGCCATTATGCATAACGCTACTATTGGTAATCAAGGTGTTGGATTACTTAGACACAAACAAACACGTGGTTTAGAAAGTCTTAAAGGAACAATGGGTCGGTCAAGCATGGTGCGACCAATTGACCCAGACGCTCCTGTTGGTACCCGAACGGGCGTTCCAAAAGATTATGCTAGTCCTGAAATGTTAGAATCTAACCCACCATTACCTAAGCGTGGTTCTCGCCGTAGTGCTTTTGGAGCATAATTTATGGACCCTGCAATCGCTTCCATTATTGTTGCTGTTATCGGCTTAGTGGGGACCATTACAGGAATTGCTATAAAAGAGTTTAAAGACATGAAGAACAAGAACTCCGCTGACCACGGTGCTGTCATGTTGAAATTAAATAAAGTTCAAGACAGTGTGGACAAAGTCGGAGACCGTCTTGACGACCATATTGACTGGCACCTCAAAAAGTAATCTGCTAACATAATCCTGACCCCAATCATGTATAAGTTCATGATTAGAACTAAGGTTAGGAAATATGGACGACAAGATGAGCAAGACCAAGAAACTCTTGACAAAGTTGTAGATGCAATTCGTACAGACAATGGCAATGGTAAGTCAAAGACTTACAGCGTGTCATGGTTGCATCGTGTTCTTAAAAATCTAGGACACACAATTTCAACAAGTAGTATTCAGCGTCACATTAATGGAAGTTGCGGTTGTGGGACGGCTAACTGAGCAATTTAATCCGCAGTTCGGCCCAACATGGGACCCAGTACGTCAAGGTCCCGCAATCAAACTCCCTAAAGTTACTGTAAAACCTTCTATCTCTGATTGGAAGAAGTGCGTTGTACTTCCCGACATTCAAGCAGGTTTCTTTAGAGGAAAAGACGGAAGTCTGATTTCCACACATGACCCCGTTGCTGTGGATTATGCAGTAGCAGTTGTTAAGTCAGAAAAGCCTGATGTTATTGCCTTAAATGGTGACAACACAGACTTTCCAGAACTTGGTAAGTATCGGTTAAGTCCTGCTTATGCACTGACTACACAAGCAACCATTGACTACATGACTACGCTTTGTGCACGTCTACGGGACGCTGCACCATACGCTCGCATTGTGTGGATTGAAGGTAACCACGAAGCACGTCTCACAAACTCAATCTTGGATAATGCAAAAGCATCATTTGGTTTGAAGCAAGGAAA